CTCAAACTATGATATTACCGACCCATATACTTGGGAAAAATATTCATTAACAACCCCTAATGCCGTTCCTGTAAGTGGTGGGCCGACTACTTTATCATCATCAAAAAGTTTATACCCTAATGAGTGGAGAGCTTTAGAAACATACATTGGGTTTTCTGAAATACCACAATTGGATTATGGGGACAATGGTTCGTATATTACTGACTTTTTTGTTGACTTAAACATTTCGTTTACCGTAGATAATATAATTAATTTTTCACCGATAGTTAAAATTTATGCGACTCAAAAACTAAAAGAGTCTACTATGAATAAAACAAAATTTATTGGGTTAATGGATGAGTATCTAAAAGACTCCTTAGATTTTAAAAATAAAATATTTAACAATTTAATTATTAAATTACAACAGGCTTTACCTAATGTTAATAATACTCCACAATCAACAATCGATTCTGTTTTAGAAGGACCTCAAACAAAGGTCGAATTATGGGAATCATTCAAGGCGATTAATGATAAGTGGATTTCGGGGAATGACTTTAAGACTAAAACATTGTTTGAAGATGTTTTATTATTGGATAGAGCGAGTAGAAATATTGGTGATAAGATATTAGTTGATGTTTTTAAATTAAAAAACAGATTAATTAATATAAACCCAAAAGCAACAATGCTTAGTTTTGTACAATCAATATTGGTTGAGAATAACTTTGTTGTAATGAATTTACCGTCATATGTTAATTTCTATAATGTTCAGGATGCGGTTAAAAACCCAAAGCCAAAAGTAGAAGGTACTTTAGAGTTTGCTAATACACTATTCGGTACTTTTATGAATGTTGACTATAGAGAATCTAGTGCTAAAATGGTTTGTTTTTTTGGAGGTAAACCGAGTGAACAATTAGATTTAAAAAACAATGTTGATTTTAGATATAGAAATGATGCGTTTGATTTAAGAAGGGCTAGTGATAATCCGTTAGTTGAAGATTTAACTAACAAGAATGATTGGGACAAATCTAATAAGGTTGTAGGATTTAACGTTGATATTGGGCCTCAAAACCAATCTATGTTTTATGGGTTTACAGTTTCTCAAGATGCGGGACAAGCAACCGCAGAATCTCTTGAAGTTTTAAATCAAATGGCAAATCAAGGGGGTAATAGAGGTGGTTCCACACAAAGCAACTCGTTATATAACTTATACAAAAATAGAAGTTATTCTTGTACAGTGTCTATGATGGGCAACGCGATGATACAACCAACAATGTACTTCAATTTAAGATACGTACCTATGTTTAGTGGTCCTTATATGATTACAAGTGTTAATCATAGTATATCACCTGGTAGTTTTGAAACTATTATTGATGGTATTAGACAACCAACGGCGTCATTACCTAAAATTGATAATTACTTACAAACTTTAAAAACTAATTTATTACAATCTATTATCGAAAAGAATAAACTTGATACTCAGAAACGTGCTGAAGCCGAAAAGAGTCGAAGTACTAATGTTCTTGGTCAAACAGATAATGTTGTTACTCAATCTAGTGATAAAGATAGTACAACAGTAAATAATACAATTGAAGAGACTTGTCAGCCTGATTCTAAATACGCAACATGGAAACCTTTAACAGGGCCAACAAAGACTACAATAACATTTAAAACCGCAATAACGACTATTAAGGGTCTGACTAGTAATGTAAAATTACAAAAAGTAATATTCTCTACAATTTATTTGGCATCAAATGATGGTACTGGGTTAACAACTTACGAAAATAACTTTGGTGGAATTACTATAGACCAAAATTGGGGAGGGTCTGAGACATACTTTGACACTAACAAAAATTTCTATTGTTCAAGTAAGAATCACCCTAATGCGGTTTTTGATTCGTTCTCTGATGTTGTAACCATGATGGTTAATAGATGGTCACAAAGAATGAGTTCACTATCAGATGATAGCGTATCACAAATTAGTAAGTTTTGGATTTTAAATGAAAATATTGCTAATACAGAAATAAGACTTAATCCAATTAATGTCTATGATAAAATGTCTGCAACAGACAAGGCAAATATTGAATCTAAAGTTACAAAGGCCATTGATTTATTCAAAGGCTCTAATTAAGTAATTTTTTAATAATAAACGATATTTATATAGAAACACTATTATGAACACAAAATTAATATTAGACAACTATTTAGGCAAAAATACCAGAAGCACTGAGAAAGACTTGGGTGATGGTTCTAAACAAGTATGTGATTTAGACACTGGAGATTGTTACACTATCAGAATGAAAGATGGTTTAATTGAAAGAGTTGATAATACAATGACAAAAAATAAAAAGATTCAGGTTGAAACTCTAACAGGGGTGAAACAACTTTTAAACGGTTAAACAAATGAAAAGAGTAGACAATAGAATTATTGAGGAAATCTCAAGATATAAATCCATTAACAATTATATCTTCGAACAAGAGGCAACATTACCTCCACCTCCTGAAGAAGGAGCTTTACCTCCTGCCGACCCAGGAGTTTTTCCGCCAGCGGATGCAGGAGCAATGCCTCCACCACCTGTTGGAGTTGAACCACCTGCGGCACCTGCGCCAGAACCAACAACCGTTGATGTTGCAACTGACCCTGATGTTGAAAAAGTTGGGGAAGAAAAAGGTAAGACTGAGGAACTTGATATTAGTGACTTAGTTAACTCACAAAAACAAGTTGAGAAAAAACAAGAAGAATATTTTGATAACTTATTCAAACACCTTACAGACTTAGAAGGTAAATTAGGTGAAATGGATAATATCATGAATAAGTTGAATGACTTAGAAATGAAAGTTGAAAAATATAGAGAAAAGACACCTCAAGAAAAATTGGAACTTAGAAGTTTAGACTCAGGGCCATTTAACCAAAAATTAACAGATTTCTTCGAAGATAAAGAAGAAGATATGGAAAAGTCAGGAAAAAATGAGTATATTTTAACCAAAGACGATGTTGAGGATTATTCACCAATCGATATTAAAAAAACATTTAGAAACTTTGAAGGGTTAGATGACCAAATCGATTCTTTCAAACAAGTTAGGTAAAATATAAAACGGTCTTCGGACCGTTTTTAGTTTAAAATTTATTTGACAAACCCATAGTTGGTACTTATACTTATTTAAATCAATTAAATACTTTAACAAATATGGCGACAAATTCATTAGACGCGGTTTTAGCTCAATACGAGCAAGCGAAACAAGGTGGTTCTTCTTCCACCTCAAAATTCACACAAGAAGAAAGAATGAAAAAATACTTCGCAGCTATCCTTAAGGATACTGAAAAACAAGGTCAACGAAGACTACGTATTTTACCAACACCAGATGGTTCTTCACCATTTAAAGAAGTTTGGTACCACGAGATTCAGGTTGACGGGAAATTCCAAAAATTTTATGACCCAGGTAAGAATGACAATGAGCGTTCACCATTGAATGAAGTTTATGAAGAACTACGTTCAACAGGTAAAGATTCTGATAAAGAATTAGCGAAACAATACTTATCTCGTAAATTTTACATCGTTAAAGTTATCGACCGTGATAACGAGTCTGATGGAGTTAAGTTTTGGAGATTCAAACACAATTACAAAAACGAGGGTATCTTAGATAAGATTATTCCTATTTGGAGAGCTAAAGGTGATATCACGGACCCCGATAATGGTCGTGACATTATTCTTGAGTTAACCAAAGCAAAAACACCTAAAGGTGCGACGTATACGGTTATTCAAACTGTTATGTATGACGACCCAGCTCCTGTACATGAAAACAAAGAGTCTGCGGACGCATGGATTAAGGATGAGTTAACTTGGGAAGATGTTTATTCTAAAAAACCTGAAGAATACCTTGAATCTATTGCTCGTGGAGAAACTCCACGTTGGGATTCTGACAAAGGTGGTTATGTATACGGAGACTCATCTCAAGGTGAAATCTCTATGGGTGGAGAATCTAAAAAAGTAAATTCAGACCCACAAGCGAACGCAGAACCTGACGAAGATATGCCGTTCTAATATTACTAATGAGCTTGGACAATTACTAGGACACAATGTCTATGTAAGTGTCTAAGCTCTTATTTTTTAACTAAAAAAAAACAATAACATAGACATTTATGGCAATCAAGAAAAACGATTTTAAATCGATTAAAGATAAGTTCTCAACATCTGCAAAATATAAACCACAAAGATTTTTTGATTTGGGTAACGACTTTTTAGACGCCGTTGGACTACCAGGGCCTGCTATAGGACATTTAAATATGTTCTTAGGTCACTCAGATACAGGAAAGACAACTGCGTTGGTAAAAACTGCGGTTGACGCTCAGAAAAAAGGAATTCTTCCTGTTTTCATTATTACAGAACAAAAATGGTCTTTTGAACACGCAAAACTTATGGGTTTTGATTGTGAGGAAGTTGTTGATGAGGCGACAGGTGAATTAGATTGGGACGGGTTTTACATCTTCAACAATAACTTTGATTATATTGAACAAATTACTGACTATATTAATTCCTTATTAGACGCTCAAGAAAAAGGTGAGTTAGATTATAGTTTATGTTTTATGTGGGATTCAGTTGGTTCTGTTCCTTGTAAGATGACTTACGAAGGTAAAGGTGGTAAACAACATAACGCATCTACATTAGCCGATAAGATTGGTATGGGTATTAACCAACGTATTTCAGGAAGTCGTAAGGCGGATTCGAAATTTGAAAATACTTTAATCATTGTTAATCAACCTTGGGTTGAATTACCTGACAATCCATTTGGTCAACCAAAAATTAAAGCTAAAGGTGGTGAGGCGATTTGGTTAAACTCATCATTAGTTTTCTTATTTGGAAATCAAAAGGGCGCGGGGACAACTAAAATTACCGCAACTAAAGACAAAAGAACTATTAAGTTTGCGTCAAGAACTAAAGTATCTGTTATGAAAAACCACATTAATGGTTTAGGTTATGA